ACCTGGGCTGCAAACTTTTGGAAATATAATGCATCTGGCTCGCAGAATAGTAATACTAATTTGTGTGATGACAATTATGGATTTAATTCAACTTGGTATGGTGGTGGCTCAGCTGTATCATATGCATATATTGGATCCAGTGCGTTCGCTGGGGCATTTACATATGTGGGCGGCCCACAGATACAATTGGCAACACCGTATTATGCTGCATATCTTTTTGGATCCTATGGCCAAACGGTTGGTCCATTTACAGGCGCCCATGATGCATTAATAGATAATAATGCGATCTTTGAAATAGGCGATTTGATTGTGGATGTTGAAGTAATCGCCAAGAAAAGTATATCAGATGCAATTACCAAAGTTGCACTTTCATCGGTAATAAATCAAAAAGCAGTGGTGGGCGTTGTTGCTATGATTATTAAAGGTAATACACATGTGCCCGCAGCATTATCAATAGATGTGCCGCGATCCGTAGACGAAACAGATCCAAACAGCAATGTACTCAGTTCCAGCAACGTTACTATTGAAATAAATCCAATATATACGGAAGTGTTGCTAAATAATAAAATTATTTCAATTAACTCTTTGGGTGAAGGATTAATTAATGTTTGCGGCGAGAATGGCGATATTGAAATTGGAGATTTTATTACTACATCATCTATGCTGGGTAAAGGAATGAAACAATCTGACGATTTAATGCACAATTATACTGCAGCAAAATCCAGAGAAGCGGTAACATTCTCATCACCTACAGAAGTAAAACAAATAGCGTGTATTTATCACTGCGGATAATAAATGGCAATAACAAAAAATTTATACATAGATCAGGGTGCCACATTTTCTACAAATGTGCAATATATAGATATCTATAAAACACCCATTAGTTTATCTGGGTATACTGCAAACTGTCAGATTAGAAAATCTTATAGCAGTGCAAATGCCTATGCCAATTTAAATACAGTAATATACAATGCCACAAATGGAAATATAACCATTAGTTTGAGTTCAGCATCTAGTGCAAATTTAGCTGCAGGGCGTTATCTATATGATATTACAGCAACCAATCCAAATATTAATAGTGTTGTTAGAGTTCTAGAGGGTATTATTACTGTTAATCCTGGAATCACTAGATAACCGGTATAAATATACAAAAGGATAAAAATGGCAACAATTCAAACTAGAGATGCTTTGAAAACTTATTGTTTAAGACAATTGGGTGCGCCTGTTATAGAAATTAACGTGGATGACGATCAAGTTGACGATCGTATAGATGAAGCATTTCAATTTTACCAACAGTATCATTACGATGCAGTTGAAAAAATGTATTTGAGTTATTTAATTACATCTACTGATTACGCAAACAAGTATATACCATTAGATCCAACTATTATTGGAGTCGAAAGAATATTTCCTTTTTCCAATAGAACAACAGGTATAAACATATTTGATATTAGATACCAAATTTTAGTCAATGACCTATATAGTATTATGGCTACGGACATGATCTATTATGCTCAGGTCAAACAAGAGTTGGAATTGATAAATCAACTTTTAGTCGGCGTAAAACCAATTCGTTTTAATCGTAACATGAACAGATTGTTTATTGATATGGATTGGGTGGCAAATGGTCAACCGGGACAATACATAATCATCGAAGGATGGAGAATATTAGATCCTAATACCTATACTGCAGTATACAATGATTACTTTCTAAAGAAATATACCACTGCCCTAATTAAAAAACAATGGGGAACGAATTTAAAGAAATTTGAAGGAGTTCAATTACCTGGCGGTGTAATGATGAATGGTCAACGAATATATGATGAAGCTATAGAAGATATTAGACTTCTTGAAATTGAAGCTAGATCTAATTGGGAATTGCCTGTAGATATGTTTGTAGGATAGTATACTTATCACCCAGGCTCATAGCATATACTAACATCGTGTCAATAGATTGTCAATAGATCAATAAACTAATATGGCTACCGTAAACAAATACTTTCAATCCGGCATCCCAATGGGTACTACGGGTGAGCAAGGACTTTATGAATCGATTATTATAGAGTCTTTGAAGATTTATGGTTTCGAAGTCTATTACATCCCACGTTCTAGTTATAATGAAGATCGTATTTTGGGCGAAGATCCGTTAAACAAATTCGAACATGCTTTCCCCATTGAGATGTATATGGAAAATATTTATGGATATGACGGGCAGGGTGAATTCTTATCTAAGTTCGGTGTACAGACCGCAGACAGTGCCAATTTTGTAGTGTCCAGACGCAGATGGAGTGAAATAACAAATAATGGACAAGTTACAGTATTGCCTAGACCCGCAGAGGGAGATTTGATATATTTTCCCTTGACAAAATCATATTTTGAAATACGCAAAGTGGAGGGTGCTAAACCATTCTATCAGGTAGGCAAATTATATACCTACACTTTGAAATGTGAATTGTATCAATACTCAAATGAAGTTATTTCTACAGGCATTGATGCAATTGACACATATCCTACAACCATAGATGAAGACACAATGAATCACCAACTACTATTAGAAACCGGTGATACCATGTTATTTGAATTCTATAATAACACAGTTGTAATTATGGAAGATTTTAATATACAAAATGTGACAGATACCGGATCTAGAAATGAAGATTTTACTACGCAAGCTGCAACCATTTTAGATTTTACAGAGAAAAATCCATTTGGAGAAATACTTAGATAATGTTAGATCAAACATTTTATTGGGGAACAATACGAAAAGCAGTGATTGCTTTTGGCAATCTTTTCAACAGTATTACTATTGAAAGAAAAGATTCTACAGGTGATGTTATACAGGGATTAAAAGTGCCACTTGCATATGCAGGCAAACAAAAATTCTTAGCAAGGATACAGCAACGTCCAAATTTAGAAGATAGTAGCATTCAAATAATTGCTCCTAGAATGGCATTTGAAATGATGTCAATGACTTATGATTTTGACAGAAAAATTGCACCCATACAGCAATCAAGAATTGTAAATGATACTTCTACAACATTGAATGCACAGTATGCACCTACACCGTATAACATACAAATGGGGCTATACATTTATGTAAAAAATCAAGATGATGGATTGCAAATTATAGAACAAATTTTACCTTATTTTAATCCAGATTATAATTTAAAATTAATTGCTATTCCAGAATTGGCTATTAAAAATAATTTACCTGTTCTTTTAGACAGCGTTAATTTTGAGGATTCATACGAAGGTAGTTTTGAAGACAGGCGAGAAATAGTTTGGACGCTGATGTTTACAATTAAACTTAACTTTTATGGTCCTGCTAATAAATCGGGTGTTATTAAGAAAGTTATAGCATCCACATTTAATGATGCCGCATTAAGTAATGTTCAAAATTCTATTGTTACTCAGGTAGTTCCATCTGATGCAAATGTAAATTCTTATACTGGATTTACTCAGTCATTTACTGATTTTTAAAATGAAACAAATACCCGAACTTGATAAAATTTTTAATATTGATACCCAAGAACCAGCCGCACCGTTGCCCGCAGTTATCCATACATCAACTAAAAACAATTTAGATCAACAAGAAGATTATGAACTTGCAAGAAGCACATTGAGAAATTTAATATACAAAAGTGAAAGTACTCTTGATGAAATGATTGAACTTGCTAAAAGTTCAGAACATCCAAGAACATATGAGGTTGCGGGGCAATTAATTAAAACAGTTTCAGATGTTGCTAAAGATTTATTGACATTACAAAAACAAGTTAAAGATTTAAATAAAGATAGTCCAGAATCTGCTAAGAATATTACAAACAACAATGTAGTATTTGCAGGGTCTACTAATGAGTTACTGAAGATACTAAAGAATAATAATGGTGGCGCAATTGACGGTTAAACAAATATCATACAATGGTAACCCCAATTTAAAACCAATTGGGACACAGGAGTCATATTCTGCCGACCAAGTTAAAGAAATAATGAAATGTATGCAGGATCCTGTATATTTTATTGAAACATATTGTATGATTGTATCATTAGATCACGGATTAATACCGTTTAAATTATACGAATGTCAAAAAGAAAAAGTTGATGTAATTTTAAATAATCGCAAGGTTATTTTAATGGAAGGTCGCCAACAGGGAAAAACAATTACCTCGGCTGCATGCATTCTATGGTATACTTTGTTTCAACAAAACAAGACAGTTGCTATTCTCGCAAATAAGTCGTCGGCAGCTAGAGAAGTATTGTATAGATATGAGTTAATGTATGAAATGCTTCCTATATGGATGCAACAGGGTGTGAAAACATTCAATAAAGGTGACATTGAACTTGAAAATGGATCTAGAGTTTTTACAGCAGCAACAAGTTCATCCGGTATTCGTGGTAAATCTGTAAATTGGTTATATATTGATGAGGCAGCAATTATTCCAAATAATGTGGCAGAAGATTTCTTCACAT